GAAACGCAAGAAGAGCCTCGATTTTAAGGAGATGGCCGATGCGCTGTTGGCACGAGCCGAAACGCTGGTGCCGCAATGGCTGCCGGCCGGCAAGCGGCGCGGTCATGAGTGGGTCTGTGGCTCGCTGAACGGCGGCGAGGGCCATTCGACCAGCGTCAACCTGGTGACCGGCCGCTGGGCTGATTTCTCAGGTGACGATGCTGGCGGTGACCTGCTGTCGCTCTACGCGGCGATCCGTGGCCTGAAGCAAGTGCCGGCCGCGCGTGAGCTGCAGGCCGACATGGGCTGGCAGGCGCCGATCCCGGAGGCCACACCGAACAAGCCGAAGAAGCGCCGCAGCCTGTGGCGAACTTTCGACATGGTGCCCTCGCATGCGCCAGCCCAACTGACCGAGTGGAGCTACAAGGACGACACGCAGAACCGCTGGGTCAAGCTGCAGGCGGTGCGCTCGTGGGCTTATCGGTTCAACGGTCAGCTGTGGGGCCATGTGTCGCGCTTCGAGCGCATCGACAGCAAGGGCCAGTTGGTCAAGGACACGTTGCCGCTGACCTGGTGCGTCGATGAGTCGGACGACCAGCAGACGTGCACATGGCGCTGGAAGATGTGGGAGGGCGCGCGGCCGCTGTACGTGCCGGCTGGGCGGATCAGCGCGGACCTCGGCACACCGGTCGTGGTGGTCGAGGGCGAGAAGTGCGCCGAAGCGCTGTGGCAGCTGCTCGGGGATGAGTTCAATGTGGTGAGCTGGCCGGGCGGCGTGAACGGCTGGGTCAAGGCGCACTGGGAGTGGCTGGCGGGCCGGCCGGTCGTGCTGTGGGCTGACACGGACAGCAAGCGCGTCAAGCTGACCAACGCGCAGCGTGAGGCTGGGGTTGATCCTGAGTCGATGCCGTACCTGCCGTGGGCGGAGCAGCCCGGGGCGGCCGCCATGCTTGGCATCGGCCAGCTGCTGCAGCGCGAGCATGGCTGCACCGTGACGATGTGCCTGACCGAAGCGCCGGGCGTGATGCCCGACGGCTGGGACGTGGCCGATGCGATTGCCGATGGGTGGGATGCCGACCGTGTGCGGGCATTCATCGCTGATGTTGGGCCCGCTTTCGGCGAGGTTGATCGGCTCAAAACTGAGCCGATCTCCACGGCCGCCAGCGCCGCGCCGCCGTGGGTCGATGCCGACATACCGCTTGATGAGCTGACCGCCGCTGCCAATGCGCCGATCAGCCTGCCTGCTGTGGTGGCGCAGGAACCCCCGCCAGAGGGGGAGGGCAAGAAGCAAAAGCACAAGGAGCGGCCTGAGGGCTTCTGGCCGCTCGTGGACGATCTATCGGACCGGTTCACCTTGATCTACGGCACCGAGTCGTGCTGGGATGCGACGACGTCGATGCTGATCAAGGTGCCGCACATGCGGCTCGCCTTCGGCAAGGATCCGGTGAACATGTGGCTGTCGCGGCCGAGCCGGCGGATGATCAATCTGACCGACCTGGTGTTCGAGCCCGGTGTGGAGGTGGGTGAGCACCAGGTCAACATGTTCGAGGGCCTGGCCCTGGAGCCAGTGCCGTGCGTGCCGGCTGATGTCGATCCGATGTTGAAGCTGCTGCGCCATCTGTGCGCCCAGTCAGCCGAGCATGCGGATGAGGTGGACGAAATCGTGCACTGGCTGCTGTGCTGGCTGGCCCTGCCGCTGCAGCAGATCGGCACCAAGATGGCGACCGCACTGATCATGCATGGACCGCAGGGCTCCGGCAAAAACTTGTTCTTCGATGCCTGGCGCGACTTGTACGGCCACTACGGCAAGACCATCGGCCAGACCGAGATCGAGGACAAGTTCAACGAGTGGATCAGCTGCAAGCTGGCGTTTGTCGCCAACGAGGTGGTTAGTCGGCAGGAGATGTATCACCGCAAGGACGCCCTCAAGATGATCGTGACCGAGGGCAAGGACTTCCCGATCCGGGGCATGCACACGCCGACTCGGTGGGAGCGCAACGCCGCGAACATCGTGTTCCTGAGCAACCAGCGTGTGCCGCTGGCCCTGGACGATGGCGACCGCCGGCACGTGGTGATCTACACGCCGCTCGCGGCTGACGATGAGCTGTACCGCGAGGTGCTGGCCTTTTTGGCGGCCGGCGGGCTGGCGAAGTGGCTGTACTACCTGCAGCACTACGACGTGGGCGACTTCCACGCCCATACCAAGCCCCCGATGACGCGCGACAAGCAGCGGCTGATCCAGGCGAGCTGGAAGGCCCCGGCCCGGTTTGCGCACGAGTGGATGGAAGGCTATCTGGAGCTGCCGGTGCGGGTGTGCAGTGGCGATCAGCTCTACCGGGCTTTCCAGCGCTGGTGCACGCGCTCAGGCGAGCGGTTTCCACCGAACCGGGACACGTTCACTGAGGAGGTGCACCGCTGGGCGGCCGAGACGGTCGAGCGTGATCTGGTGACGGGGCGCAGGGTGCCGCCGTGCATCGAATGCAAGCCGGTGCAGCACAAGGACGCGACGGGCAAGCGCAAGAGCATCCGCACCTGGATTCCGCATTCGTGCGAACCGCCGGACGGCACGAGCATGGGCGCGTGGGCGTTCGAGTCGGCGGCGATGTTCCAGTCTGATCTGGACAAGTTCTGCCGTCAGCTGGGCTTCGGGGAGTCGGACGAATGAGCCGCTGTTTCACCCCTGTTTCGATAGCGTTTCGCTGTAAGTCCTTGATGTTACTGATGTTTCGCCTGTTTCGGGGGTCTCCTCGTGTGCGTGTGTGCGCAGGTGCGGGCGCGTGTGATTCACCACCAGCACACCACTTCTTTTTTTCATACGTGAGGACCTCCCCGAAACACCCGAAACATCAGTGACATCAACAACTTACGTCGAAACAGCGTCGAAACACCCCTGAAACATCACCTCATTTCCTCAAGAAAGAAGAGAAAAAATGGAAGAGAAGCAGGTAGATCAGAAAAAGCGCTGGGATTGGCTGCCGGCTCATATGCCGAAGGTCGCCCAGTTGATGGCCGAGCGCCGCGAGCAGCACGGTGCAGCATGGGTGGCAGAGTGCTGGAAGCGCTCAATGCAGGGCGAGCCGGGCTTTTTGTGGGCCGCTGAGGGGCCGATTGCGATCGGCACGCCGGTGGATGGCGACCTGGTGCTGAAGCATTACGCGATTGCCGCCAAGTTCCCGGGCACGGCCACGCTGGTGCTGGCTGACCCGGTGCCCACGGGGGCTGCATGAGCGACCGCCACGCATGGGTCAAGGAGGCGCTGACGCAGTGGGCGGCATGGGCCGATGCGCGGGACAAGGGAGCGCTGGGCTACCCGTCGGTCAACCTGCTGGCCCGATCTGGCGGCCGGAGCGCTTCGACGGACCATATTCCGGTGGGGCTGCAGCAGGCTGAGTCGGTCGATGCGGTGGTGCGCCAGCTGCGGCAGCACGACGGCGCGTTGTGGTGCGTGCTGATGTGTGCGTACCTGGGTGATCCTCGGGTGCGCCAGCACCGTCGGCGCGTGCTCGGCACTGCTGACATCGGCAGGGTGCTGCACATGCACCGGGACACGGTGCTGCGCAAGCTGAGGCAGGCGGAAGAGTGGATTGGCACTGCGCTGTGCACGATCCGCAGATGAGGTGGTTTTTTCCAGATCTTTTTTCCGCTACATTTCAGGCAAATTCAGATTCGTGTGTCTGCAGCCCGGTCGGCCTTGTCGCCCGGGCTGTTTGCTTTGTGGAGTGCGGCGGTGTTCAGTGCGAAGAGCAGCTTCGAGACGATGCTGAAGCAGGTGCAGCAGGTGCCCAAGCAGGCGGCGTTTGCGTTTGCCTCGGCGCTGACCGAGCAGGCTCGGGCCATTGCCAACGAGCTGCCAGGACAGATGTCATCAGCACTTGATCGCCCGACGGCGTTCACCTTGCGCGGTGTGTTCTTCACCCGGGCCCAGAAGGACAACCTGCAGGCAGTGGTCGGGATCAAGGATGCGCAGGCCGAGTATCTGCAGTGGCAGGTGGATGGCGGGGTGCGTGCGCCAACCCGCCAGGCGCTGAAGCTGCCGGGTGATGTGCAGCTCGATGGCTACGGCAACATCCCGCGCTCGCTGATCAAGCAGTTGGTCGCCCGCGCGCAGGCTGGGCGCCGTGCAACGAAGAGCCAGCAGCGGCGGTTCGGCGTGAGCCGCGAGGTGGATCTGTTCTACGGCGAGCCGGGTGACGGTCGGCCGGCTGGCATCTACAAGCGGGTGCGGGTCAACGGTGACCGTGGGCACCTGGTGCCGGTGGTGGTGTTCCCGAAGACGTCGGCTACCTACCGCCAGCGCTTCGACTTCTGGGGCGTGTGCAACCAGCAGGCGCTGGCCGAGCTGCCGGGTCGGCTCGACGATGGGCTGGATCGGGCGATGGCCTCGGCGCGGTGATGGGCAGGCAAAGGTATGAGCCGACGCGGTGCATTGCAGTCGATGTCGATGGCACGTTGCAGATCAATGGAAGGCGCAATGACGTGCTCATTGATTGGTGCAGGGATCGGCGTTTGGATGGGTACTCGATCCTCCTGTGGAGCGCACGAGGTAAAGAGCACGCGCGCTCGGTGGCTGACGCGTTCGCGTGTGCTGATGTCTTCGATGTGATCTTGGCAAAGCCGGGCTACATCGTGGATGACTTGGGGTGGAGTTGGATCAAGTACACCCGGGTGATCGATATGGGTGACCTCCAAAACACGGATGAAAAGGTACTCCCTGGGGGTTAGGAGGCCGGGGGTCATTCGCGAGCTTGCTTTTCACGCGCTGGCAGGGTTTCGGGTGGGGTAGTCAGGTAGTCGAGTAGTCAGGTAGTCGGGCGGTAGTCAATGGCGTTGATGGGGTATCGAGAGTACGCGCGGCATCGCGGCGTTGCTCTGCGCGCAGTGCAGAAGGCGATCGAGGCCCGCCGAATCACGGTGATCGATGTCGCTGGCAAGACCAAGATCGACAGCGACCAGGCCGACCGAGACTGGACCGCCCACACCGACCCCGTCGCCAGGTCGCCGCTGTTCAGCGCTGGCCCGTCGGCGCCGCCTGCCGCCCCGGCTGGCGCCGATGAAGATGAGGTGGATGACGGCACGGCCGAATACCGCGAGGTACGCACCGATGCCGCCAAGATCAAGCGCGACCGCGAGCGCCTGGAGCTGCAACGCGATCTGGGTGAGGTGGTCAGCCGCGCCGAAGTGGCCCGGCTGCGCTTCACCGAGTTCCGTGCCTTGCGTGATGCGCTGGGCAACCTCGGGCCGCGCCTGGCGCCGCTGGTCGCTGTGGAGTCGGACCCGATCCGCTGCGAGCAGCTCTACCTGGATGCCCTGGCGGATGTGCTGACCGCCTTTGCCGACCAGGTGCTCGTGCGCGACGTGCTGCAAGACGTGGACGATGACGACGACGCAGCCGATTGACTCGGTCCGCCGCGCCATCGCCGACGCGATGCGGCCCGACCCGAAGGTGCTGGTGGATGAGTGGGCTGAAGACAACCGGGTGTTGCCGCCTGACACCCCCGAGCCCGGGCCATACCGCAACGCCCGCACGCCGTACCTGATCGACATCCAGCGCACGATGTCGCCCGGGTCGCCCTGGCGCGAGGGCTGGTGGATGAAGCCGCACCAGGTGGGTGGGTCGGTGTCGGGCGAGAACATGATCGGCGCCTGGGTGAGCACGGCTGCCGGTTCGATGCTGGTGGTGTTCCCGACCTTGGAGGCTGCCAAGCAGTGGGAGCTGAGCCGCTTCGAGCCGATGCGCCAGAACACCCGCGCGCTGCGGCGGCGGATCAAGGCGGCCGACAAGAAAGGCAGCGACAACACCAAACTGCGCAAGCGCTACCCGGGCGGCGTGATGCGGCTGATCGGTGCGAACCGGGCAGCCTCGGCCAAGTCCGCGACGATCCGGTACGTGAAGTTCGAGGAGTGCGATGAGTACCCGCAGGACGTCGAAGGGCAGGGCTCGCTGATCAAGCTGGTGATCGGCCGGACCAGCAACTTCGGCCGGCGCGCCAAGATCTTTGGCGACTCGACGCCGACGATTGCCGGCCAGAGCATGATTGAGCAGCAGGTCGAGCGTGGCGACAAGCGCAAGTGGCACCTGCACTGCCCGGACTGCCAGCATCCCCAGGTGCTGCGCTGGGAGCAGCTCAAGTACATCGACAGCAGCCCGGAGACCGCGCGCTACGAATGCGAGGCCTGCGGAGTGCTGGAGACTGAGGCCAACTGGAAGCGCGGCAACTACCGACCACGGCCGCGCGGCATGACAGAAGAGCAGGCCAAGGCCAGCGGCCGGGCGTACTGGGAGCCGACAGCAGTCGGTGAACCTGGCGTGGCGAGCTGGTGCGATTTTGGCGCGCTGAACGCGCCGGTCGGCTGGCGGCCCTGGCCCGAGCTGGTGCAGGAGTGGCTGACCGCGCAGCAAGCGCTGCAGGCCGGCGACGATGGCCCGCTGATCACGTTCACGAACAACATGCTTGGGCGCTGCTACGAGCTGAAAGTGCGCAGCAGCGTCGGTGCCGAGCTGCTGCAGCAGCGCGCCGAGCGGTACGAACTGATGACCGCGCCGCGCGGCGTGCTGGCGATCACGGCGGGGGTGGACACGCAGGACAACCGCCTGGCGGTCGTCATCCGAGGTTGGGGGCGCGGCGAAGAGTCCTGGGGTATCTGGCACGGCGAGATTTACGGCGATCCGTCGCTGCCGGATGTGTGGAAGAAGCTGCGCGAGCTGCTCGACACGCCGGTGCGACACGAGTCGGGGCAGTCGATGCGCATCGACGCAGTGGCGATCGACAGCGGCGGCCACCACCGCGAAGACGTCTACGCGTTTGCCCGTGACGCGCAGCTGCGCGGCAAGCACTGGTTCGCCATCAAGGGCGCATCGAGCTACGACGCACCGAAGCTCGGGCGCCCGAAGACGCAGGAATTCACCTGGCGCGGCCAGCCCGTGCTGGGCGGCGCCGAGCTGCGCCAGATCGGCACGCAGGCGATCAAGACGCTGATCGACGGCCGGCTGAAGCTGGGGGTGCCGGGCGGTGGCTACTACCACTTCCCGCTCGGCTTCGGCGCCGACTATTACAAGCAGATGCGCTCAGAGCGGCGCATCTGGAAGCGCGACAGCCGTGGCGTGAAGCGGCTGTTGTGGGACGAGACGAGCCAGCGTAACGAAAGCTGGGACTGCGAGGTTTACGCCTATGCGGCGCTGCTGTACGCCATGAGTGGCCGGCATGCCGAGACGGTCTGGGCGGCGCGCGAGCAGATCTACGGCACGCAGACACAGCCTGGTCTGGACTTCGCCGGCTCGCCGGTGGGCGTATCGGCTGCGGCAGCCCCGGTGCGAGTGGCGCCCGTAGCTGAGCCGCCGCGCGCTGAGGTCGAGGCAGTGAAAGCGCCTGATGGGCCGGATCCTCCCCCAGTGGTGGATGCCCTGGTAGCAGACGAACCGCCGGCCGACGTGCTGGTGCAGCAGATCGCGGCGCGCCGCGCTGCGAATGTGACAAGGATGCGCCGCCCTGGAAGGGGCGGCTTTGTGCAAGGATGGCGATGAGCGACAACACGGTTCTGAACCCGGGCGCTGGTGGCGATGTCATTGCCGCTGACGATATCGGCGGCGTCAAGGTGCAGCGCATCAAACTGATGCTGGGTCCTGACGGCGTCAACGATGGCGACGTGAGTGCGGACAATCCTATGCCCGTGGTCGCTACAGGCGGTGCCACTGAGGCAGCACAGGTTGCTGGCAATGCCAGCTTGTCGAGCATCGACAGCAAGCTGCCGGCTCTTGCGGGCGGCAAGCTGCCGGTCAGCGACCCGAGTAATTTGCCATTGCCTGACGGCGCGGCTACGAGTGCTGCACAGCTCGGTCACGACGATCGCATGGACCTGATGCTGTACTTCCTGAGCGCGATCCTCGAAAAAATGCCGACACCGGACAACGCTGACCGGATGCGGGTCAACCTGGAAAGCAGCACGCAGACCCAGATGGGTATCTCGGGCATTTCCAACCCATCGACGGGTGCACTCACTCCCATCAACAGCATGCCGTTTGACCTGCCCAACATGGGCTCGTCGCGTCTGTACGACCAGGTGGTGTTCTCATGACCATGCTCAGCAAGCTTCGCAAGAAAGTCCACCGCAAGTCGTGGGAGATGTGCACGGCGCTGCCGTCTGTACCGACCGCTGGCAGTTTTGTGGACTGCCTGTCCGATGCGGTGTTCCCCGATAACGTGTTCATGGTCAACGGGGTCAACAGCATCTGGTCGTACACCGCGAAAGAAGACTCCTGGGCGCAGTTGCCAAACTCTGGTGTGGCAGGCGCTTACGGCGCCGGGTCATGCGGCAAAGCGTGCGAGATCGGCATGCTCGGCGGGTCAATCACCAACACGCCCACGGCTGGCACAACCAATACCCTGACCACCAGCAGGACGATCGTGCGCAGCCTCGCAGGCGCTGCAGTGTGGGTGGTCAGCGGCACGGGTGTCGGCTACATCGGCACGGTGGCGAGCAACACACTGGGCGCCAACTCGGTCTTCACCGTGACGCCGGCCAGTCTCGTGCCGTTCGATACCACCACGACCTTTCAGGTGTTCAGCGGCAGCCTCTGGTTCTTCAACGCGGGCACCAGTGCGGTCGGATTCAGCGTGTACGACCGGGCCACGAACGCCTGGACGGCCAAGTCCGTGACCGGGCTGCCCACGGCCTGGGGCACCTGTGGCCAGCTGATCAGCACCGGCAGCAAAGAGGGGGTGTTCGAGAGCGGCACCGCCTCGGCGGGCAGCTCGACCACGACTCTGGTCACGAACAAGAACTGGGCGGCTGCCAACTGCTACACCAACAACCAGGTGCGGATCGTCACCGGCACCGGGGCGGGTCAGGTCCGCACGATCGCCTCGAACACCACGAACACACTGACGATCTCTGCGCCATGGACCGTCACGCCCGACGCCACCAGCACCTACGTGATCGAGGGCAACGATGACAGCATGTACTTGCTGGGCAACAACGCGGGCTCGCTCTACAAGTACAGCATCAGCGGCAACACCTGGGCCACACCAGCGCCTGGTGTAGCGCGGGCAGCAGTGATGGGTGCCGGCGGGTCGGCCGACTGGGTCAGCTCTGTGGATGCCTGGCCGGTCGGCACGACCACGGCCGCCATCGGTGGTAAACAGCCTGGTCGGTTCATCTACAGCATGCGCGGCGCAGGCTCGTCAGCGCTGGACGTCTATGACATTGCGCTCAACACCTGGCAGGCGATTTCCTACGGCGGCCAGCAGGAGACGTTCACCACTGGCAGCTGCTCGTTCTACGATGGCCACGGTTCGACCTACTTCATGAAAGAGGCCACTGGGCGGTTCTTCAAATTCGACATCGATCGGAACACGTTGCATGGACTGGCCGTCAATCCCTACCCGCAATCGACGACGCTGGCAGCTGACATGTTCTGGATTGACACCTACACCGACCCAGGTGGCGGCAGTCTGGATTTCCTGTACCAGTTCCAGCACAGCCGTGTTGAGCTGCTGCGCATGCTGCTGGTGTGATCCGCCGTGCTGCTGACACTTCAGCTGCTGCTGGACACGCGAGATACTTTTACGGCCGATGGCGTATCCAGAATAGGAATAACTCCGGCCATCGATATGAAAGACAGGATTGGCGCAGTATCTGCGGCCGCCATGCTTAGACAGATCAGAGTGGAATCGCCAGCCGCTGATGCTGGCCGTGTTGGAAACATTACCGCTGCAGCCGGTATTTCCCGCATCGGCGAGCGACATTTTAGGGCCTAGAAATGTCGCGCCACTCCTGCGCCAATGCTGTTCATGCAACAGCAGCTCATTGCCGGCGACACCCTGAACTTCGCGACCGCCGTCGCGCAGTACCCACCCACAGATGGGTGGGTGCTGAAGTTCCGGCTGGTGCCGCGCACCACTGGTGGCGTCGCCATCACCCTGACCAGCGCGGCCGACGGCACTGACCACCGTGTCCAGGCTGCCGCCTCGACTACCAGCGGCTGGGCCGCTGGGCCTTACAGCTGGTCGAGCTGGGTCGAGAAGGCAGGCGAGTCCTACACCGTCGAGTCCGGCCAGATCACCATCCTGCCGGATCCGCGCCAGGTGGCCGCAGGCCTCGACTCACGCAGTCAGGCCGAGCAAGCCCTTGATGCCATCAATGCCAAGCTGGCAGGCAAGGCCAGCGATGCCATCGAGCGCTACACGATCAACGGCCGCGAGATCCGCTACTACCCGCTGGCTGATCTGATCAAGCTGCGCAGCCACTTCGTGCAGCAGGTCGCCATCGACCGCAAGGCAGCCGGCCTTGAGAAATCGACCGGTGCCGTGCGCCGCATCCTGGTGAGGACCGCATGACGCGCGGCCTCGACTACGGCAAGCTGGCCACACCAGGCAGCCCGATCCTGACCGCCTGGAAGGCTGACCGCGAACGCCAGCGCCGCGAGGAGGCTTCACAGGCTGAACTTCGCAAGGCCATGGCTGCCATGCGTGGCCATGCACTGCGCTCCGCACCGCGCCGCGCCAAGGCAGCGCCGACATATATCCCTGAACCGGCGTTCGGCATCGTCAGCGGCGAGCGGGCCTTCACAGCAGGCGAGTCCGATCGCATCACCTCAGGTTGGACCAGCTACAGCACCGGCATCAATGCCGACCTGGAGCGCGCACTGCCGACGCTGCGCGCCCGCAGTCGCGACTGGGCGGTGAACACCGACTCCGGCCGGCGTTATGTGCAGCTGGTCAAAGACAACGTCATCGGATCCAAGGCGCCACGCCTGCAGGTCCGCGCCACGCTGGCCAACAGCGACACGCTCGACGAGATCGCCAACACCGCCATCGAAACCCACTGGGAGCGCTGGTGTGAGCGCGGCTTGTGCGATGTCAGCGGGATGCTCAGCTTCACGGACCTGTGCCGGACAAATGTGGCCGCAGCCGGCCGCGACGGCGAGTTCCTCGGCCGCCATGTACGCGATCGCAATCTGCCCTACGGCTACGCGCTGCAGGCGCTCGACGTCGATCGCCTCTACCCTGGCAACGGCGCGCTGTCGCAGGCGCAGGGTGACAACCTGATCCGCCTGGGCGTAGAGATCAACAAGTATGGTCGCCCGCAGGCCTACCACCTGTACAGCGCCCATCCTGGCGACGGTGCTGCCGGCCTGGCGCCGAAGCCCATGGCCGAGCGTGTCCCGGCGAGCGAAATCTGGCACGGCTACGTCGTTGAGCGGCCAGAGCAGGTGCGCGGCTACCCGTGGACTGCATCGATCCTCAAGAGCGCCAACATCCTCGACAAGTACAAGGAATATGCCCTGGTCGCGGCCAAGATCGGCGCAGGCAAGATGGGCTTCTACATCACCGACAAGGATGCCCCCAGCGGCGAGCCGCCCGACTTCGAAGACTACAAGGACGCCACCGGCGCGCTGGTCCAGGACGTCGAAGCCGGCATGCTCGAAGCGCTTCCGCCTGGCGTCACCTTTGAGACCTTCGATCCGGATTACCCGCACCAGAACTTCGGCAGCTTCGTCACCACGGGCCAGCACGGTATTGCCGCCGGCCTGAACGTCGCCCATCACAACCTGACCGGCGACATGACCGGCGTGAACTACAGCTCGGCGCGCATCGCTGAACTGGCTGAACGCGAGCACTGGCGCGGCCTGCAGCTGTGGTTCATCGAAGTGTTCGTACGTCCGGTGTTCCTGGAGTGGCTGCGCATGGCTCTGCTGACCCGCAGCATCACGCTGCCCAGCGGCGCAGCCCTGCCGGCCGATCGCTTCGACAAGTTCGCTCAAGCGGCCAGCTTCCAGCCACGTGGCTGGGCCTGGGTGGACCCGGAAGCCGACATCAAGGCCAGCTCGATGGCCATCGCCAACAACCTGCGCAGCCATCGCCAGATCACTGACGAACAGGGCGTAGATCTGGACACCGTCCTGACCGACGAAGCCGCGTTCTATGCCCGCCGCAAGGCGTTGGGGCTACCCGACTTGGCCACCCAGACGCATGTGCTCAACACCCCTGCCGCAGCGCCCGCACCGGCACCGAAAGAAGCCCCATGAGCATCTTCTCCCGATCGCACACGTACTGGTCGCGCTCCGATGCCCGTGGCCGCACTGAGCTAAGCACCGCACTTGCTGGCCTCAAGGTCGGCCAGCGCCTGCGTGTGGCCGATGTGCTCGGCCAGCTGCCGCCCCAGGTGGCCGCAGGCGCTGAGCGCGCCGACTTGCCCCCACCGCTGGTCGGATCGATCAGCACAGCCATCCGTGCCGGCAGCATCGATACCGAGACTCGCGAGTGCCAGCTGAGCTTCAGCAGCGAGGAACCCTACGAACGCTGGTGGGGGATCGAGATCCTCGGTCATGACCCTGGCGAGGTGGACATGTCCTGGATCGCTTCCGGACGCGCGCCATTCCTGTCCGACCACGATACCTGCGAACAGATCGGCGTCGTCACCCGTGCTTGGATCAAGAACAAGCGCGGGTGCTCCGTGGTCCGGTTCAGCCGCAGCGACGAAGGCGAAGAAGAGATGCAGGACGTCATTGACGGCATCCGCGTCAACGTCAGCGTCGGCTATGAGATCCGAGAACTTGAGCTCGTCAAGAGGGACGGTGATCAGAGCACCTACCGAGTCACTGACTGGATGCCGTTGGAAAACAGCCTGGTCGCCATCCCTGCCGACATGACTGTTGGCGTCGGCCGCAGCGCAGCGGCATCCATCCCAGCAACCCCGAAGGCCAAGGAGCCACCCATGCCCACCGCTACCGCAGAGCCGAAGACCGGCGATCAAGCCTACCGCGACAACGTCGCGGCCATCATGACCTTGGCAACCAGCTACAGCCAGTTCATCAAGCCCGCCGATGTCGCGCGCGCTGTCAGCGAAGGGGCTGACGCCTTCAAGTTCCAGGAGCTGATCCTGCAGCGCATGCAGTCTGGCAGCACCGACGTGACCACTACCGCCGCACTGGGCGCCTCCCGCAAGGAGACTTCCCGCTACAGCTTCATGCGCGCGCTGCAGTCGATGATCCCCGGCAGCGGTGTCGATGGTGGCCTGGAGCGCGAGATGTCGCAGCAGATCGCAGGCACGCTCGGCCGCTCGGCCGAAGGCATCTTCATCCCGAGTGACATCTTCGCAGGCCGTCAGGTCAGCGCCGGGCCGGCCGATGCCAGCGGCCGCCGCGATTTCACAGTTGGCACCTCGACCGAAGCCGGCAACCTGGTGCAGACCGATGTCGCTGGCCAGCTCTTCACCGACGTGCTGCGCCCGGCGCTGGTGCTCGGCCGCCTCGGCATCACCATCCTGCCGGGTCTGCGCAGCAACCTGCTCATCCCGCGTAAGTCGGTCGCCGGCACGCTGGCGATGCTGACTGAAGTAGCGGCCGCGACCGAGACGCAACCCAATACCACGCAGGTCACGATGTCGCCCAAGCGCATCAGCGCCTTCGTCGATCCGAGCAAGCAAGCCATCATCCAGTCCGAGATTGGCATCGAAGGGATGATCCGCGATGACCTGCTCAGCGGCGCCGCAGTACTGATCGAGAGCCAAGGCATCAACGGCTCAGGAACCAGCCCGAATACGCGCGGCATCCGCAACGTCAGCGGCGTCGGCTCAGTGGTCGGCGGCGCCAACGGCGCCAATCTGGTCTGGTCGCACGTCACGGGCCTGGAAGCGGCCTGCGCCAATGCCAATGCGGCCAGTACCGATCGCGCGGGTTACCTGATCAATACCAAGGCCGTCAATACCAGCAAGAACACCCAGAAGGCAGCCAACCTGCCGTTCATCTGGGACAACGGCGCGGCCCCCCTGAACGGCTACCGCGCAGGCATCTCCAACAACGTGCCGAGCAACTTGACAAAAGGCACCAGCTCGGGCGTGTGCTCGTCGGCCATCTTCAGCTCGGACTGGTCCATGTTTGTGCTGGGCCTGTTCGGTGGCCTCGACATCACGGTTGACCCGTACACCCTGGCCACAACCGGCCAGATCCGCATCACGTTGAACCAGTTCATCGACTTCGCTTGCCGCCAGCCCGGTGCCTTTGCGGTGATGGATGACGCGCTCACGCCGTGAACCATCAGCTGAGCTGATCCAGACGTCCACACCAGCCCAATCGAGGAACTTGCAATGTCCGATCCCAAAACTGTCAACCTGCTGGTCATCAATGCCTGCAAGGTTGAAGGCCAGCACATCGCCGTCGGCGAGATCCTGACCGATGTCGAGGCCGAACTGGCCATGGAACTGACCGGCGCCGGCCGCACCCGCGTTGCGACCGACGAAGAGATCAAGGCCGCCATCGACAAGCAAGCCAAGAAGTAAGGCGCGGCGATGTTCACCGAGGATCTCAGCGTGTTCTTCGCCGAATTCGGCGACGATGCCCAGCTCGCCGGCCAGCCGGTGCGCGGGTATTACTCCGACGCCTACAGCCATGCCCAGCTGGGCTATCTGTCCGTGTCGGGCGCTGCGGCCTCGTTCGAGCTGCCGACGGCAGCGGTACCAGCTGAGCCCATCGGTGCAGCTATCCATATTGCTGGGAAGGGCGCGTTCTCAGTCCAAGAGCACCGCCCGGATGGCAGCGGCATCAGCGCATTGATCCTGGAGCGCACATGACCCTGCACACCCAGCTGCTCGACCTGGTGCAGTCTGCGTTGGCATCAGTTCCAGCCGTGGCGCCCGTCATCCACCGGCACCGCACCCGGCCCATGCCACCCCAGGTCGCCCAGATGCTCACGCTGCGCCTGGTGCGCAGCCTGGGCGAGCCGATCTACTTGTCCGGCCCAGATGCACTGCAGTGGACCAGCATCGTTGCCATCGAGTACCTGGCGCGCGTTCCGGTCGGCGTCGAAACCGATGCCGCCGTGGCCGACATGCTCAGCACCGGCCACCAGCGCCTGCTGTCCGACGCGGTCCTGCAGGCGGCCGGCGTGCGCATCGAGCCGCGCTACCAGCTCGACTGGGACCAGGACGAGCTCGATGAGCGCATCGGCGCCGTCACCGCCCTCTACACCATGCGCCACCAGGGCGACCTCACCACTCTCTCATCCACCTGACTGGAGCCACCATGTCCATCACCCTCGCTGTCGGCACCGCCGTTGCCATTGCCAGCACCTACGGCACCTCGGTCACGATGACCGCCATCACCAACGCGGCCGAGGCCGTCGCCACGCTGGCAGCCGGCCATGCCTGCGCTGTGGGCGATTACCTAGAGGTGACATCCGGCTGGGATCTGCTCAACAGCCGCATCGTGCGCGTCAAGACGGTCGTGACCAACGACGTGACGTTCGAAGGCATCATCACCAGCAGCACCACGCAATATCCGACTGGCACCGGTGCTGGCAGCATTCGCCGCATCACGGCCTGGACCAATCTCTCGCAGCTCACGGCTGACATCAACGTCAGCGGCGGCGACCAGCAATACGCCGACGTCACCGGCCTGGCCGACAAAACCCAGAAGCAGATCCCGACCCGCCGCAGCCCTGTCCAGACCACGCTGGGTGTTTTTGACGATCCATCGCTGTCCTGGGTGCCGATCGTCCAGGCTGCCTCGGATAGTGCCGTAGCCACTGCCGTGCGGTTCACCTACCCGAATGGTTCCAAGAGCGTCGGCAATGCGTTCTGGTCGATCGGCGATCTGCCGACCATCAACGACAGCACGCTGCGCAACTCGATCTCGCTGAGCTACGTCGCCAAGTCCACCCGCTACGCGACCTGATCCTGATCAGCCGCCAGCACCACCCACTGAGCCAGCTCCATGACCATCCGCATCAACATCAACCCGGCGCCCACGTTCACCGTCCCGGTACTCATCTCCGTGCCGGGCGCTGAGCCTGCCAAGATCAGCGTCACGTTCCGCCACAAGGGCCGTAAGGCGTTGGATGCCTGGATCAAGCGCCCGGCCGAAGCCAAGACAGCCGGCACCGAGATCGCCGATGCCGACTACCTGGGCGAAATCATCGCCGACTGGGCCGACATCGGCGCCGACGATCGCCCGGTGCCGTACTCGCGCGATGCGCTGGCTGACCTGCTCGATGCCTACCCGACCTCAGGCACTGAACTGTTCAACGCCTATCTGAAAGCGTTGACTGAGGCCCGCGAAAAAAACTGACTGCGGCGGTCCAGGCGCTCATGTCCGGGCCGCCGCAGCTGACGCAGCAGGACCGCGAGAACATGGAATTCCTCGGCCTCACTCAGGCCGACCTGGCGCCCCCCGTCAGCGTCATCGATCTGTGGCCCTGCCTGGCCCCGGCCTTTGCCCTCTACCGCGCCATGCAGACGCAGTGGCGCATGGGGTTCAGTGGCCCGACCGGGCTTGATTACAACGCGCTGCCCGTCGTCGAGCAGCGCCTCGGCATCAGTCCCGATGACGCAGCCGAGCTTTTTGGCGACGTGCAGGCCATGGAAGCCGCAGCGCTACTGCATCTGTCTACCAGCAGGCCCAAATGACCCAGCAGCTCACTTTCGCCCTCGGTCTCGACAGCAGCCAGTACGATGAAGCGCTGGGGCGCGCCGAGCGCAGCACACGTGCATTCGGGGCTACCGCACAGCAAGCTGGCGCAGGCGCTGAGCGCTCGATGGCCGGCATCGGCCCGGCAGCCCAGCAAGCGGCCGATGCACAGCAGCGCTTCATGCGGTCGCTGCAAGACCAGCTGACCACGCTCACCATGGGCGACACGCAGCTGCTGCGCTACAAGGCCAGCCAGCTCGGCATCGCCTACTCGGCCGGCACGCTGATCGACAAGCTATCCCAAGCTCGCGAGGCAGTGCAAGCCAAGGCGGCAGCCGATTCCATCGCTGCCACTGCGGCGCGCCAGCAGGCTGCGGCCGCTGAACAGCAGGCGTCTGCACAGCAGCGCTTCCTTGCTGCGCTGCGCGAGCAGTCGGCTACGCAGGGCATGTCGCCCGACCAGCTGCTGCGCTACCGTGCGGCGCAGCTCGGGGTCGGCGAGCAAGCTGAGCACCTGATCACCCAGCTGCATGCGCAGGGCAAAGCCGGTACCGCATCTGCTGCACAGATCAATGCCGCCATGCGCACCGTACCGGCGCAGTTCACCGACATTGTGACCAGCTTGCAGGGAGGGCAAAACCCGCTCACAGTGTTGCTGCAGCAGGGAGGACAGCTCAAGGACCAGTTCGGGGGCGTCGGCACCGCAGCCAAGGCGCTCGGCGGGTATGTGCTGGGGCTCATCAACCCTGTGACTGTTGCAGCCGCCGCTGTGGCCGCCCTTGGCGTTGCCTACGCCAGTGGTGCAGCCGAAGCGACCGGCTACAGCCGCGCATTGATCATGAGCGGCAACGCTGCCGGCCTCACTGCATCGCAGATGGGCGACATGGCGGCGCGCATTGACGGCGTTGCCGGCACGCAAGCCAAAGCCGCCGAGGTGCTCACGCTGCTGGCTGGGCAGGCCGGCACATCAGCAGCTGGCATCGAGCGCATGGCGCAGGCAGCCATCCTGCTGGAGCGCTCCGGCGGCCCGGCCGTTGAAGAGACCGCTGCCGCATTTGCCCAACTGGGCAAAGAGCCGCTACAAGCCTCGATCAAGCTCAACGAGGCGACCGGCTACCTCACCATGTCGGTCTACCAGCAGATCAAAGCGCTGGAAGACCAAGGCCGCACGGTTGAAGCCGCTGCGCTGGCGCAGGAATCCTATGCCAGCGCAATGACCCAGCGCGCGATGCAGCTGGAAGGCCAGCTCGGCCTGCTGCAGCGCGCCTGGCGCGGCATCAAAGATGGTGCCGCCGAGGGCTGGGATGCCATGCTCAGCATTGGCCGGGCCGACACCGCGACCGACAAGATCAAGAAGCTCAGCGAGCAAATCGAGCACCTGCAGCTCGTGCAGTCCAAGGGGCTCGGTGGGCAGTACGGCAACTCATCATCAGCCTCGATCGATCGCCAGCTGGCTGCGCTACAAACCCAGCGCGCCGCCGCCGAAGAAACTGACCGCCTTGCACAGCGCTCGGCCAATGCGCTGGCTGAACAGGCGCGCCAGGTCAAGGCCCGCGTCGAGTGGGACAAGACCGGCACCGAGTTCATGAGCAAGCAGGCCAAGATGGCCCAGGAGATTGCCAAGGCCCAAAATATCGGCTCGGCGGCGGGCGCCTCGCAAGCCGAGATCGATGCCCGCCTGGCCGAGATCCGCGCCAAGTACACCGAGAAGAAGACCGAAAAGAAAGACCCGCGAGACGAAGCCGGCCAGCGGCTGCTCGAACAAGTGCGTGACCGCCTGGATGCGGCCCGCATGGAGGCCGACCAGGAAGTCAAGCTGACCGATGTGCAGCGCCTGAGCCTGAAAATCATGGAGCAGCTGCGTGATGGCAAGGCCAAGCTCAGTGAAGCGCAGCGCACGCTGATCGGTACCCAGCTCGAAGAAATCTCGGCTGCTGAAAAGCTGGCCGCTCAGCGTGCGGCTGACGCGGCCTGGATGCTCGAATCAGCCACCGCCAACAGCGCGGCACAAGATGCTGCAGCCAAGCGTGTCACCGATCTGCAAGCCCAGGTCCAGGCCCAGCAAGATGCCAATGCACAGGCACGCCTTGGGGCGGCCGCGCTGGCTGACCTGCAGGCGGCCCGGCTTGACGAAGCGGCTGCCACAGCCGAGCAGCGCGCACGGTGGGCCGAAGAGTCGCTGCTCAGCACCGACATCGTCGAGACCTACCGCGCGCAAGCTCAGGCGCTGCGCGACCTGGCCATTGCCAAAACAGATGGCGCGAACATCAAGCTCGACCAGGACAACCAGAAAGCCCGTGACAAAACCGTCGAGGACTACCTCAAGTCCGGCAGCAAGATCGACCTCACGGCCGGGTTTGACAGTGCAAGCCAAAGCCTCGGCAAGTTCGTGCAGACATTCTCGATGCTGGTCGAGCAGCAGCAGGCCTACAACAAGGCCCGCGCTGACGCCATCGGCAACGCGGAAAAACTGGCCTCAGTCGAAGCCACGCACGTAGCCCAGCAGCTGGAAGGCTACGCTGGCCTGATCGGTGCCGCCAAGAGCTACGCCAAGTCGGGCAGCAAGGATTACAAAGCGCTGGAGGCAGCGGAGAAGGCCTTTCGGGCGGTTGAACTTGGCATTGCCATCATGACTGCAGCGCGCAAGATTGGGCTGATTGGGTCTGTCACTGCCGCCACAGTCGCCGGCTCCGCGCAGCAGGCTGCAGCGGCCACCGCAAGCATCGGCCCGCAGCTGGCAGCCGATGCTGTCAAGGGATCCAGCGCTGCGGCTGTGGGCGTGGCTGAACAGGCTCAAGGGGATCCATACACCGCTTTGCCGCGCATGGCGGCAATGGCTGCCGTCATGGCCGCGCTGGGCTTTGCCACAGGCGCATTTGGTGGCGGCGGCCATACTGTAGATCCCGGAAACACCGGCACCGGCACGGTCCTTGGTGACAGCGGCGCCCAAAGCGCGAGTATCAGCAAGGCCATTGAAGACCTTGGCCGCGTGGACACGATGACCATGCGCTACTCAGCGCAAATGCTTAACAGCTTGCGCTCAATCGAAGACAGCATGTCCGGCCTGGCAAATATTGTCGCGCGGTCCACAGGGGTTGATGTCGCAGCGCTTGGAATCGACACCAGCACAAAACTCAGCAATGTCGCCGAGTTCGTCAAGAAGTTTGACCTGATTGGCAATATCGCCAGCTCGGTTCCGCTGATCGGTGGCATTCTGGGCCGTGATGCTGACCGCCTGGCAAGCTTGCTTGGCAGCAGCTCCACCAGCATTGACGCATCCGGCCTGTATGCAGCCAGCCAAAAAGCTGGCGACATCATTGCTCGTGGCATACAAGTGCAGCAGTATGCTGACACGACTACCACTGAAAAAACATTCGGAATCAAAACCGGTAGCAGCAGCGATACTGTTTACGGTGCAGCCTCTGCTGAAATAAAGCAGCAGTTCACAACCATCATCAGGGGGTTTGCGGATTCCATCGGTGCCGCTGGTCAAGCACTTGGCTTGACTGCTCAGGATGTGAGCCAGCGGATTGCTGGTGTCGGCATTGATCTTGGCAAGATCAACCTGCAAGGGCTCAGCGGCGCCGACATCCAGGACCGGCTGTCGGCCGTCTTCAGCTCCGCCGGCGACCGGCTGGCCGCTGCCGCGCTGGGTGGCCTTGAGCGGTTCCAAAAAGTCGGTGAAGGCTATTACCAAACGCTGGTCCGTGTTGCCAGCGGCACTGAGGAAGCGCAGGTTGCACTGGACCGCCTCGGCGTTGCCGCGATCAGCTACACCCAGATCACGCGGGCGCAAAGCGACGTCGCAGCCGAGATCGTGCGCCAGAGCATCCAAGCCCGTGAAGGGCTCAGCGGCATTGCCGACATCATCAGCACGCTTGGCGGCAGCGCAGCTGACCTGGGATCGGCCTACAGCATGCTGACCGGCATCAGGACGCAGCTGCAGGCCATCGGTATCCAGGGTGATGCTGTAGGCCGCTCGCTGATCACTGGAGCCGGCGGTCTGCAGGAACTGCAAGATGCGGCAGCTGCATTTGCAGACCGGTTCGGGTCAGCACAAGGCCAGTTGCGCGGCCAGGTCAGCACACTGACGGCGCAGTTCGGTGCACTGGGCTACGCCCTCCCGAGCAGCGCCAATGATTTCCGCAGCCTGGTCTCGGGCATCGATACCAGCACCGAAGCGGGCCAGAAACTGCTCGGCCAGGTGCTGCGGTTGAGCAGCGGGTTTGGTGACCTGCTCGATGCCATTCAAGCCGCCACGGGCGGCCTCACAGCCGAAATTGAACGTATCCGTGCGCTGCAGGCCGGCGGCGCAGATCAAAGCACAGCGGCTCTGCAGGCCCGGTTCGCGGTGCAGACAGCCGCAGCCCGGGCCGGCGACCAGACAGCACTGGACGCGCTGCCACAGATCAGCCAGGCGCTGCTCAGCGCGGCTGAGAGCAGCGCAAGCAGCGCGTTGGAATTGGCCCGCATCCGCGCCTCGACGCTCACGAGCCTGCAGGCTACGCTGGACACCATCACGACCACTGCGGGTCTGCCCAAGACATCGATCCCCGGCTACGCCGCCGGAGGCAACTTCCCGGGCGGCCTGCGCATCGTCGGCGAGCGAGGCGCCGAACTGGAAGCCACAGGGCCGGCCCGCATCTACCCGGCGGCACAGACGGCAGCCATGCTGCGCGGCGGTGGCGGGCAAGACCAGATGCTGGACGAACTGCGTGCCCTGCGCCTTGAACTGGCTGCGCTGCGTGCTGACCAGATTTCCGCCAGCGTCCAGATCGCCACCAACACCGGCCGCATGCAACGCACGTTGGATCGCGTTGCGCCCGAGGGCGATGCGCTGCAGATCCGGCAGATCTCCGGCGAAACCATCGCCACGGTAGCGGGGTGACATGATGCTGTTCGGCTACATCCGCCCGATCGAAATCACCGATGCCATGCTGGTTTCGCACAGCGTGCCTGAAAACGATTACCCGGCCTGGTCGGTCGGGACCACGTATGCCATTGGGGCCAGGGTCATCCTGGTATCCACTCACAGCGTCTACGAATCGCTCGTCGGGAGCAACATCGGCAACAACCCTGCCACCGCCACACAGTGGCAACAGGTCGGCCCAACCAACCGATGGGCCGCTTTTGACAAAGCGCGCGGCACGGTCACGACCTCGGCGGCCGACACAATGACCATTGTGCTGACCATTCCTGACCTCGTCAGTGGCATCGGTTTGATCGATATGGATTGCGAGTCGCTGCATGTCACCATGACAGTGGACGGCGCCACGGTGTATGACAAGGATTTCCCAGCGACATATTCGGCCGCCAACGTGATCGACTACTGGAGCTGGTGTTTCGAGAGCATCGAGCCACAGGGCATGGCCATCATGACCGACGTGCCGCCGTTTCGCGGAGCACAGATCACGATCACACTCACAAAAACTGGTGGCCCATCAGTCGGGACAGTAGTCATTGGTCCTAAATATGATTTGGGGATACTGATGTCACGGGTATCAGTTGGATTCGTCAACAAATCCAAAAAAACAGAAAACGCCTGGGGCGCATTAAGCATCCGAAAAAGCGGGGTTGTTGACACGATGCGCGGTACGCTGGCTATTGAAAATGCTACAGTCGATATCGTCAAGCGCCGCATGCAAGAAGTCAAAGACATTCCAGTGCTTTTCTACTCTGTCGGCAACTTCGAGTCAATGAATGTGTATGGATTTCCATTTGATGCGGAAATAGAGATTGCTACGCCAGTTGTTTCGTACATGTCTTTTCGGATTGATAGCTTGATTTGAGGTTTGTAAATGACAATAAGCCATATTACACCAGCACCAAATGCGCCAAACAGGATTACAGGTGTTTCTACATTTAACGCTGACATGTCTGCATTTTTGTTATGGATGCAGAATAATTCAGTTGAAATAAATAATTTTATTGATTTGCTTAATGCTGGTGATACGTCAACAGCATTAGCCGGGCGACTGGCATCTGCGGCTACTGGTGATGGCGCAAATATGGTCGCAGTGCCACCACCAATGACTGATGCTGTTCCAAGAACAGTATATCTAAATCTCCTTCACTGCAAAAACCTAAATAATTGGTGTGACGGGAATGGCGCCGACGAAACAGTGCAAATTGCAAAAGCATTTGCAGCCTGCAATGCGGCTGGGGTTCAGGTGCTTGAAGGCAAGACTGATGCAAATTATGTCTGGACCGGTGTGCAAACGCTGGCTGACCGGCTTAGTATTGCTGGAAATGGCTGCACTTTTACACCGGTAAATGATGGATTCAAAACAATTGGCGGCGCCAATGACATCGGCAAAACATTTTACCGTGATTTCGCAATGCTGGGTGCCAGCAGCGCGGCCAATAGTGGGATTGCGATTGCACAAAACACGACGCTTGCGCGCACGCGCGGGATTGAGTTCCGCAATGTGCTGGTTGACAGATTTCTAAATGCAATAACTGCGCGCAGCATGTGGGACGGTGTGATTGACGGGTGCCACATCTACCGGAGCAAGTTCGGAGTTTCATTTGTCGGCCAGTGCGTCAGCAATGTCATCCGAAATTCCCATATCCTAAGCACAGTCGCAACGCAAGGGGATGGGTCCGTAGGTGTGTATGTTGATCAATACACTTATGCCGATGCAACGGCTCGCAGACCGGAAGCAATACTGATCGATGGTGAAACTCGTGTATATGGCTTTGATACCAATGCGTGGGTTAATCGCTGCCTAAAATTTTCTGCTATTAACTCTGATTTTGATGCGGCGCTGAAGTATGGTATCCGCGCAACAACTGTTGATTCCAAAATTGTAATTGCAAACAATTACGTTGCATGCATCGGGGGGGCGGTGCCAGGATATGGTATCCACATCGATGATTTAGGGTCTGCAAATTCATCCGCGCTGCTTGTTGCAGATAATGATATATGGGGTGTCGGTACGATGCCATCGGGTAGCGTAGCGCTGTACGTCGGTACAAACCGCACCGGCAAAAAAGTTATCTCGCGTAATACTCTTGGAGCTGGCGTGCCATTTGACTATGGACTACAGCTTGCCACGGTCAGCAATGCGGATGTTGAATACAATACAATAAACGGTGTAAATGGGTCATTACTTGCGCAAAATGGCGGAAGCAACAAATACACCCGCAATGACTTCAATGTGCCGATCCAGCGCAGCGGGACGCGAACAAAGGATGAGTTTGATCACAATAGCGGAACTGCCGTCACGTGCTTTCACGGCCTCGTCGTCTATCCGGCTACGGTCACAACAACAACCCTGTCAGATACTACTGACCTCGGCCTGAGTGCGGCAATTGTGACCGGTGCTCCTGCAAATCTGCTTAAATACTGTAAAGTAACGCAAGTCACTGGCGCAACGAGCATGGGATTTATCCGCGCCAGAGATAGCGGGGCAGGTGGCGTAATTATCGATCGGACTGTCGCGCTTGGTGGGGCTAGTGCAGATATATGGCTCGACATGGAGTCGTATTGACATGGGCATGCCACAAATAGACCCCACTACAGCGGCTACAGCAGCGGCTACCATCATCTGGGGACCGGAGCTTGCGGCGCTGGCGGGGCCGTACGCCGTGATCATCTTCGGTGCTGCAGTCGGTGCAGCGTGGGCGCTGGGGCGCAGCGTGCCGACGTCGCGGCTGTGCGCGGGGCTGACTGTGCTACGGCTGATCGCCACGGCCGTGCTGCTGGCTGTCGCGGTCGAGCAAGGCCTGGTGCACGTCGGCGCGCTGGCGCCTGATGCTCATTGGGCGCTCGGCCTGATCGCACTGCTGATCGGCGGTATCGGCGACGACTGGCCCAGCATCGCGCGCTGGGCGCTTGGCTTGGCGGGGCGAGCCATCGCGCGACGCGTTGGAGATGATGCCGGAGACCGGACATGATGCTGACCCCTCACTTGATCGACGCCGACCAGCTGCGCATTGCGCTGGCCGGCGTGCATGCGCTGCTGTGCCTGGGCATTGCCGGGGCCGTCGTCTGCCGGCTCAATGTCACGCATCGCGGCACGCGGCCGGACGTCCGTGCGCAGTTCGCGGCGCTTTTCGGCGGCGCAGTGGCGTCCGGGCTGCAGCCGGTGCTGTGGAGCGAGTGGCCGGGCTGGGGGTCGGTCACGCTGGCAGCAATGCTGCTGGTGTACCTCGTGCTCGGCTGGCAACGCTGGCGCCACGGCGCGCCGCCTGGCACGGCATCGGACTGGATGGGGCTGTCTGCGCCTGAGCATCCAGCCGAGCCGGCGCCGTAGCCTGTGGGGTGGCGCTGGTGGGTCCGCTACGCGGTGGTGCTGGTCGTGCAGGGGATCGTGCAGCTGCTCATCGCGTGGGCGCTCGGGCTGTGGCGGTGATACCTGATCGATACAGGCTAGCCAATCTCCTTATGCGCGCGTCCCCTTGAACTACGGCGAGCGGGACGTCCCAGACCGGCATTCTAGCCGTGCCATCTCTATGTGAAGCTCATCCCGTTTATGCTGCACTCATGTATTCGGTGATACGCGCCGATATGGCGTATCACTGGCATGAGGAACAAGCATGGCAAGCATCATCAAGGTGGGCAAGGGCTGGCGGGCACTGATCCGGCGCAAGGGGTTCCCATCCTACTGCAAGACGTTTTCGACCAAGGCGCAGGCTGATGCCTGGGCGCGCCAGGTCGAGACCGACATCGATCGCGGCCGCGCGCCGTCGGCCACGGCGGTGATGGGGCGGGTGCTGCTGCTGGCGGATGTGATCACGGCCTACCGTGACCTGCGCGACCGCTCCCGGCCGATCAGCGACAGCAGCAACGAGCACTACATGCTGCGGCATCTGGCCGATGGCCTGGGCGAGCGCGATGCCATGACGATGACCCCGCACGACCTGGTCGGCTACTGCCAGATGCGCCGCGAGGAAGGCGCCGGCCCCTACACCTGCAACATGGAGATCAGCAAGCTCGGCACGGCGATGCGCTACGCCGGCGCAGGGCTGAAGGTGACGCTGCCGGACGTGGTGGCCGCAGCGCGGCCGCTGCTCAACCACCTCGGGCTGATCGGCGGCGGAGGCCGGCGCGAGCGGCGCCCGACCGATGACGAGCTGGTCCAGATCACCGTGTGGATGGCCGAGCAGAAGGGCGCGCTGTTCGCTGACATCATCCAGTTCGCGGTGGCCACCGCGATGCGGCGCGGCGAGATCGCGCGCCTGACCTGGGGCGACCTGGACCAGGAAAAGCGCCTGGTGCTGGTGCGCAACCGCAAGGACCCACGGCGCAAGGCTGGCAACGACCAGTGGGTGCCGCTGCTGGGTACGGCCTGGGAGATCGTGCAGCGGCAGCCGCGCCAGGATGACGAGTCGCGGATCTTCCCGATCGGCGAGCAGACGGTCAGCAAGTACTTCACCGAAGGCTGCAAGGTGCTGGCCATCCCAGACCTGCACTTCCACGACCTGCGCCACGAGGGCACGTCACAGCTGTTCGAGCAGGGCTTCGAGATCCAGCAGGTTGCCCTGGTCACTGGCCACAAGGACTGGCGCCATCTGCGACGCTACACGAACCTCAGGCCCGAGGATCTGCATGTAGGGCCCGGCAAGGACCGGTGACGGCTAAATTCTGTTGTGCTGCAAGTCCCGCCATTCGTGGCGCTCCACGCTTTCAGTCCAGCGCACCATCACCTGCTGCGCCTTGCCGCACCACAGACACGCCCGCGTGTCGCCGTCCTGCGTCCAGCGCGTGTCGTCGCCAACAAAGTATTCGCGGTGCCGCGTGTCAATGGCGCAGCGGCCATCGGCAACGTAGCGCGGCCAGAAGTCGGCCACTTCCACCAGGCCGCGCAGGTTCACCCAGCAGCAGCTTTCCGCCTTCGTGCCGTAGCACAGCACGTTCATCAGCCGCGCGCCAATGAGGTCGCCTAAGTCCAGCATGCCAATCCACAGCGTGCCGCTTTCGTCGCGGTACACGCGGCTCGTCCAGGCGTGGTGCTTCTTGCTGCGCATCGTCAGCCAGCGGTGCAGGTTCGGGCTGTACTTCGCGCCGTTGCGCGGGTCCACGGCCCGCACGTCCAGGCCGGTGGGTTGCAGCACAACCCCTCGCTCAAGCCGACCCGCGTCGGCGTTCGGCAGTGTGGTGTCTTCCATCATGGGGCCGCCTCCTTGGTCGGCTTAGCTCGAACGTTGGGCCTTCCATACACCTCCCAGCAGGGCACCCTGCCGCCGTTGACCAGTGCAGTCGGCGCCGTCGGCACCAGCCGCGTATAGGCTTCGTAGTGCTCATCACCGGTCCTTTCTGGTTTGCATGCTTTTGTGTATCCACGCCAGCACCTTGATTGGGCAGACGGCGTAGTTCTTCGATCCATCTGTGCCGACGCTCAGCAGCTCACCACGGGGAAAGCCTGCGGGCCGATTGCCTCGCGCAGAGATGGTCATGGTTTTCTGCCCGCTGATGATGGCATAGCAACTTTGCATTACTAGATCAACCAGGGGTTCAGCGATATGAGCGGTTTTCATGCCGCCCGCGCCTGTTCCCGGCACTTGTCCAGGTAGTCAGCGACATCGCGGTAATCGGCCCAGCGCTTGCCGGCATCCAGGTAGGTCAGCACCGGGAAGGTGCCGGCGCTGATCTGGTTGTAGAGGGCACCCTTGGTGAGGCCCATGACCTCGGCGAGCTGCTCGGTGTTGAGGCGCACGCCATAGCGCTCGGCCACGATCATCTGGGTGACGATGCTGCTCATGGTTGGCTCCGGTACAGCTCAGCGCCGGCGACGTCGCCGGGCTCGGTGGTCTGGGTCTGGATGCGATGGCCAAGCCAATCGGCATCATGGCGCAGCTCGATGGCCAAGCCGGCATGCGCGCTGACCAGGTCAGCAGCCTCGCCGACAGCTTGCTCGATGGCCATGGCGTAGCGCTCGTTCCAGCGGTAGCCGGTCAAGGCCATCTGGTGCACGCTGCGCAGCGCGCCGTGCAGGCGACGTGTGAGCAGGTCAGCCGGACCACACAAGCGCATCTGGACACTCGCGCCGAGACCGATCTGCCAGGCCAGTTCAGCCAGGTCGCCCGGCACTTTGGCGCCATGCTCCAGGCAGTACACCGCGATGCGGGTAGTGCGCACTTGGCTGCGCATAGCCTCATCGACCTCGGCCAGCGTGCGGGCCCGCTGGAGCCACTGCGGGCGTAGATCGGCAGCAGTGACGCCTAGCGGGTAGGGCGATGCAGCAGCTGCGCCCAGGCAAGCCTGGGCGGCGCTGCTGAGGGGGCTCAGCTGCCGGCGGGTCATTTCACCAGCCCCGCGACAAAATCGTTGAGGCTGCCACCGGCATCTATCTCGGCCCGGAGCCACTTCGGCATCAAGCCCTTGCCGCTCCAGGCCTCACCGGTGTCCGGATGTCGGTACGCGACAGGGCGAGACTGGCTTCCGGCCGTGGCCTGCGGCCAGCGTAGTTCGATCTGCTGCACGACTTCTTCCAAGTGCCCGCCGTCATCAGTCCAGAGCAAAGCTTGGCTGATGGCGCAAGCCACAGCGATGCGGCCGAGTTCGTCGGGAGATAGGTCTGCCAGCTGCTCGATGATGTCTTGGCACACCAAGACACCGCCAGTGGTGTCCAGGCCGATGAGTTCCTGGGTACTGCGGCGCGATGTGCAAGCCAGCGCAGCGCAGACCCAGACCAGATCAACCGTTTCACGGCCATCTCGGCTGCGCAGCACTCTGTGCGCCAGGCGGTCCAGGATGGCGTTCGTTGCAACGGCTGGATCATCGCCACTGTCGATTTCCCCCGCCCCCCCGTCGTGTTCCTGCGCGTCAGTTTTCTTGCCATCGATGACTGTGACAGGGCCACTGGATTCCAGACTGTGGTCCCGCGCAAGCGCGGGGTTATCCAGTTCGACACTTCCGGCCTTACGGCCGGATTCAGCCAGGGGTTCGACGTGGGTTCGGTAAAGTGAAACGAGTTTGTCCGCTTGATCCGTTGAAATCATTTGAATGATCTGCGGGGGCATGAACGGATGCTTGGTATTGTTGATAAGCACATAAGTCAGCAAATGCTCGTATTCGCTGGCGTCTGCGGACGATGCCATAAGCCGATCGCGCAGCACGTTGTACGAAAGCATGCCGGGCCGGTTGTTCCAGGTGCGCCAATACCCAGTAGCATCGTTTTCTGATTCAAATTCAAGAATGTCAAACCCTTGGGCGGCATGCTCTCCAAGTTTCCCTCTGAAATGGGCCAGGCGTTTTTGCTTGAAGCAGTCGATGTTCGTGCAGACGTCTGGATTGCCTCCGGTGTCGGTCGGGTCGTTGCCGCTGCGATACCTGCATGAAAAGCAGTCTCCAGCCGACTCCAGCAAGGTGGCATCTTTCATATCCCAGCCGGCGTGGCGCTTGAGGTCGGTGGCGTAGTCGGCAGCAATGCGCTGCTGCGCAATGCGGAAGCTCACGCCCTGCAAGTCAGCTGCGGCCTTGATCTGCAGCTTGGGGCTGGCGATGCGGGTGATGAGCAGGGCCACTTCAGCATCAAGCTTGCCGCTGCGTTGCATGGACTTGACTTCAGGGGTCAGCTCGGCAGCCATGCGCATGCGGCCGTAGACGTAGCTGCGCGTCTTGCCGGTGCGGGCCATGATCTGCTCGGCGGTCATGCCGTGCTGCTGCTTGAGGTAGAGCATCGCAGCACCTTCGTCCACGGCTGCGACGCCTTCGCGCTCCAGGTTCTCGTGGATTTGAGCCTCAACGACTTCGGTCTCAGTCATCGCCTTGACCATGCAAGGGATGGTGTCCAGCCCTGCGCGTTTGGCGGCCATCCAGCGGCGGTGGCCGAACACGATTTCATAATCTGGTGCGGTGTTTACACCAATTTCATCATCTTCCGCATATCTGGCGATATTGATTTGCAGCAGGGGCCGCACCAGGATGGGTTCCATGATGCCCTGGCTCAGGATGCTGTTGGTCAGCTCGTCAAGCGACTCGTCGCTGCAGGACTGGTGGTCGGGTGAGCGCGGGTTGTACCGCGATGGCGCCAGGCGCTGCGGGTGGATGTAGGTGATGGTGGTCGTCATGCAGGGCTCCAGTGCCGCAAGTGGTGCAGCTCGATGTGGTCGGGGTGAATCAGCTCGATGTGGTCACGACGTGTCAGCAGGCCGGCGCCGTGAACGGTGACCTCGGTACCCTGGCGCAGGCGCAGCATCAGGCTGCGTGCGGCGAAGTGGGCTGCGTTCGTCGCTTCGATGGGCCGGCGCGCGAGGACTGGGGAGCAGTCCGGTCGCGTGCTGAGCGAGAGCACGAGCCAGCCCGGCGAGCAGTCGGGG